CTTATAGATTTTTATTCAAAAAAATAAACCAAGCGTTATGATGTGAACCTTAAGCAAAAGGAGCGATTAACGTGAACATAGATGTAAACGCTATTCTCAATGATGCAGTAAAGGATATGCCTGTAGCTAACATTATAGTGATAGGGAAAACGGGGGTTGGGAAAAGCTCCCTCATTAACAGCGTATTTAGAGGGAACTTTGCCAAAACGGGAGTTGGCCGACCGGTAACGAATAATATCAAAGTAATAAAAAAAGAAGGCGTCCCATTACAAATTATTGATACTCAAGGATTGGAGGTCGCTGACTATGAAAAAACAAAAAAAAATATAGAAGATTACATTAAAAAAAATAACAGTAGCGAGCAATCGGAGAATTATGTACATCTTGCCTGGCTTTGCATTAATGATACAGGACAAAGATACGAAGAAGCAGAGTTAGAAATTGCTAAACTTCTAATAGAAAAAGGTGTGCCTGTTATCATTGTGCTGACAAAAACCAATTCATTTAATAACAACGAGTTCGCAGTGGAAGTGCAAAAAGCTTTCAAAGATTACAGTTATGCAATGTGCCTAACGCGCGCAGTGGAAGAAGTAATCTATGATGATGATGACCCTGAAGAAGTGATCGGCAAGAAAAAGATAAAAGGCATTGATGAGTTAATTCAGACGTCTTATGAGGTGATTCCCGAAGCCCAAAAAAAGGCTTTTTCTAATGCTCTTTCTATCAAAAATAAGAAGGCATTAGATATTAAAAAAGAGCAGGCAAGTAAGGAAGTTATTGCTGCGACCTCGTTAGCGGCCGCAGCAGCAGCGGCTCCTGTACCGTTTTCTGATGCCTTTACCTTAGTACCCATCCAAGTCGCTATGATTGCAAAAATTAGCTATACCTTCGGAATGGATGTCTCTAAAGCGGCATTAACGACAATGGTTACCTCTTTGATAGGTGCGGGGGGAGCAATGTATGTAGGACGGACCATCGTTACAGGATTATTGAAAATGATCCCTGGCGCAGGGAGTATCATTGGGGGTGCAATTTCAGCAACCACAGCAGGAACTATTACCAAAGTTTTAGGTGATACATATGTAATGGTTCTCTACAAGCTCGCGACAGAATCTGAGAGCGGCGAGATTGATTTTGAAATGGCAGCAAAAATACTGAAATCAAAAGTATCTTTTTAGCTAATGACGGTGCGTTAAGACGCACCGTTTATTTTCAGAACTGGAAAAAGCCATATTTTTCACGCGCTTTGAAGAAACATTGCATCATGAGTTCTGTATCGTAGAGCGCGCTGTGCGCCTTCTCTCGGTCATATACGAAGCCCAGAGAGAACGCCAGCTCTTCCAGACGTGGGCGTTTGCCGTCTTCAGTCGCCCAGAGGCCTGATAACATGGAATCCACCAGCGGCACATCTGGCAGTGTCACCCCATACCCGGCGAACTCGTGGCGGATGAACGGAATATCGAAAGCTTCGCCGTTGTGCGCCACCCATACACTGCACGCGCCCATGTAGGCAGCAATCTCTTTGGCATGGTCAGACAACAGCGGCTCCGCGGCCAGCGCCTCCAGCGAAATGCCATGCACCGCCTGGGCTTTTGGGTCGATACTGCGGCGTGGATTGAAACGCATTTCAAGGCTGTCGATGTGGGTCTGGGTGTCCAGATCGTAACGCGTAATGGCGATTTCAATGATTTTATGGCCGGATGTGAAATCCAGCCCTGTGGACTCGATATCGATACCACCGACAATCGTGGTCATTGCTACTCCTTACAGCTTCTTCGCGCCTTTCAGCAGTGCGCCACGCACAAACTGAGCGGCCTTCTTCAAGGCTTCCTCACCACTTTCACAGACGACTGGCGCTCGCCATTCACCCGTCGTGGTATTGAGGACGTTAATCTGGTTCGTTTCGAGGCAGACGGAGACATAGAGCACCGATCCGCCAGCCAACTGGAGATGCAGAGGAAAGAGCGGGCGTTTGGTGCCGTGGTCAAATTGCGACATGGCCACGTTAATGGCCTCGCCAACTTCCTCCCCAACAAGACCCTGCGCTGACTCGAAAATAGCGCGGATTGCCAGCCGCGCTTCGCGCTCTGTCATGAGTGAGCGAGCCTGTTCATCCGCAATGCGGATCAGCGCTTCGACAACTTTGCGATCTAACTCATCAGTCAGGGGTAGTTCTTCTATCATGCTGTTTTTCCTGAAATGATTCTGCGTGGTGGATTGTCGCATCGCGTAACAGGCGAGCAAGTTTCAGTGATAGGTAACTCGCCCAATGGCACGGCGCTCGATCCGCTCGACGGCACCATCCAGCACGCGCATAACAGACCTGGCCCGAGCATCTATCGTTTTGCATTTCTCTGAGATGACGAAGACTTGCAGGTCGCCAATTCTGGGCATGGCGTTAATCTTGGTGAGTTCGCCACACATCAGCGCATCGATACGCGCAACATAGAGTCGGTCAAGAGAAGCACGCTGCGCCCGGCTTCGATCTGCATTGCTCAATGCCACGCCGGGTCGAAGCCCGACAATCGCGTTGAAGTTGCTGACGGCAGCACGGTGGCAAAACCGCTCGATTTCAAGCGCCAGCTCGATGCAGCGCTCTTCATTGGTCTGGCCTGCCAGATCTAACGTGTAAGCCACGACATCCAGCGGTGTGCGATCAATCACGAAGCCTTCCATGCCGCGGGTAATCAGCTCGATATGTTTGGCAATCTCCATTTGCACTTGCAGGCGTTCGTAAAGCGGAAGCTGCTCTCCCACTTTTACGCCAAGCTCGCTCATCAGCTTGCCGACACCGGCATCCACATAGGGGATGCCGTAATGCCGATAGATAAATTTGGCCAGGGTTGTTTTTCCACTGCCCTGGGCACCAGTGATCCCAATCCGGTAATCCATTACGACCTTCTGTAAACGATCTGCAAAAATCCAGGCTCATCCTTAATCGCACGTTGGGTATAAGCCTTATCCACGGGTACAAAGCCTAAAGCGCGCATCATCTGCGCCGGGAAGAACGCGTCAGCCTCTGGCACGTCCACACCAATGTGTGAGAGCCAAATTTCTTCCACATGCGGCATCATCACGGAGTAAATCTGGCCGCCGCCAATAACCCACACCGGATCCGGCAACGCCAGCACATCCTCCACGCTCGCGGGGTAAAACCCATTGGGCATATAGCCACGAGAACGCGTCAAAACGAGATTGTGGCGCTCCGGAAGCGGGCGCTTGAGACTTTCCATCGTCTTGCGCCCCATCACGACGGTGGCGTTTCTGGTGAGCTGTTTGAACAGCTTCAAATCGGCCGGGCAGCGCCAGGGGAGATCATTGCCAATGCCGATCTCATAATTGCGGCCGACAGCTGCAATCATCTTCATTGGCTCACCTCATAAATCGTCGGTCGCTGATGGGACTCTGCCAGAACGGCACGCAATCTTGGGTCGTGTATCAGCGCAGCGATGAGTAAGTCGCCTTTGTGCGCCGCCAGCGTGCGTTTGACGTGGGTATCGAAGCTGACACCCCGCGGAGCCAGGTGCAGCCAGTCGTAATCAATCCCAAAATCTTTCAACCAGCGTTTGGTCGGCTCTTCAAGCGTCTCCGGGCGGCTGCTGATAAGCACCACTTCAGCGCCGGAGCGAGCAAAACCGCGCAACATGCGGCTGGTGGAAAAGATGAGTTCGTCACCTGCAATGAGAGCGCCTGCATCTGCATCAGACACCGATTCACGATGGCTGGCCCGCGCCAGCACACCTTCGATTTCACACAGCACATACATTCCTCTGGCCATATCACACCGCCACTGGAACCTTGATCCACGGAAGCGGGTCATAGCCGCAGACCTGCACCCCTTCCCACTTAAAATCATCCAGCTCTGCCCACTCATGCGGGAAAATGACGACAGGATCGGAATGTGCCGGCACTTCACGCCCCATCAGCTCATTAACGCCGTCCATGTGGTTGTCGTAGAGGTGAACGTCAAAGCCAAAATGCACAAAGGCGCCAGCCATATGGCCGGTGATCTTCGCGAGGAAATGGGTGAGGATGCCGTAGCCTGCAATGTTGAAGGGAAGCCCAACGAAGGTGTCCACGCTGCGCTGCACCAGACAAGAGTTCAGGATGCGTTTCGGGATGCCCAACGCGTCCAGCACGCTTTCGGTAATGCCGCCATCTTGTTCCAGAATGCAGAGCATCTGTGTGTAAACAGACTCATGGCCGTGACGGTTATGCTGCACGCCAATCTCGGTTGCCATTGCCAGACGGGTTTCAAAGTCCAGCTCGCGACTCCATAGTGAGAAGACAAAGTGGCAGGGCGGAAGCTTCATGTCCTCCAGCTCGCCGACGTTCCAGGCATTCAGCAGGATTCGACGATCGGTAGGGTTGGTGCGGAGCTTGTCGACAATGCGCTGTAGCTGGTCAATTTCGCGGGATAAAACCACCCGATCTTCTTCAACGCCCAGATAGCCCTCAACCTTGTAGCCTCGTTCGCGAAAGGTGTCGATTTGGCGCAGATAGTCGCTGTGCGCAACGATGCGGGTGTCGTTCCAGCGACGCCACTGCTTGCCATACACCGGGCCTAAATCGCCATTTTCATCAGCCCATGCATCCCAGATTTTTACACCGTGGTCTTTCAGGAACTGGATGTTGCCGGTTCCTTTCAGATACCACTCCAGCTCTACCAGCAGCGGTTTGAGATTAACGGACTTGCCGGAGATCAGCGGCACAGAGCCACCCGTCAGCATGTAGTAAGACGGGACATAAGAGACACTCATCGTGCCGGTGCCGGTGCGATCACCCGCATGGACGCCAGTTTTGAGTACGGTTTCAACAATTTTGGCATACGACGTACTGGTAAGTTGACCGTTGGTATGCTCACGATTCAGTAAAAGAGACAAATCAACCTCGCATTAATAGGTAAGTACATACGCATTTACTTATGCAAGTTTATCCGGCAGAAGCCTTCAACGCTAGAAATTGGGGCAAAAAAAATGGTGGCACAGAGGCCACCACAGGAAAAGATATTAAGAACTTGGACAATAAAACACGCCCAGTCAATATAACTTGATAAGCTTGTACTTACAAATGATTTTTAACCACTTCGTACAATGCAGAAGTTTTTGCCTTTTCAACGAAGGGAGTCAGGTCAACATCGCTGTAGGTGGGGGATTTGAGGATCTTCCCATCGGACAAACGGAAGCCGATCATCATCTCGGTGCCGTCTGCATGACGGAAGCCCAGATCATTTTTGTCGTACTTGCAGTTCTCTACCGCTACACGACGATCCTCGGCATCAGCTGGCCACAGCTTCGTCATGTTTGAACGGTGGATTTCAGCCACCAGCTCGACGACATCGATACCCAGAAAGTCTGCAAGGCGGTAGGTCATCATGCAGGCCACATAAATTTTGTTCATTACGCGGCGCAGCGCCTGAATGAGTTCGGCATCACTGACTTTCGTTTTTTCCAGTCTGTCTGCCAGCGCATTCAGCATGTCGACCGCTTCTTCTGCTTCCCGGAACGGAATGGCCATATCGTCAAAGACGGTGTTGCCCGGAACCATGATGGTTTCGAAGAAGCGATCTACGCTTTGTTCCTGGGTGTAATAGCTCATCCCGGTAGAAATGCCGCCTTTGATCGCCACCATTGAGCCGATGCCCACATACAGAAAGTCAGCCATCGCATCCAGCAGAGCAGTCATGTCGCCGTTCCTGGCAGCTGGGATGCCTTCAGTGACAGCTTCTTCGTGGATCAGCTTGGCGCGCAGACGCAGTAACGACGGCTCCGGCATGGCACGACGCGGGTGCTGAAACAGCTCGTGGAACTGGTCAACCATCTTGTAGATGCTTTCTGTCGCCATAGCGTAGCCCGGATTCAATTCATAAGGCTCAGGTTTGAAGCCGACCAGTTTGTCGGCAGCAAGCTTAAGATGATCGGTCAGATTCGTGAATGTCATGTCTTTTCTTTCCTTAGAACTTCATTTGATGCATGGATTGTGGCCCAGCACAGCCAGGCCACAAAACGATGAGAGCGGACTTTAAAGGTCAGCGAACTGGTTCAAACCTGCGCGGTCGACAGTGGAGTCAATCTGACCAACGAGATAGGTGCTTTGCTCTGCTTCCTGCGGGGCAATTTGCAGCGTGTCGGAGAACAGCCATTTGTTCATCCACACCAGCGGATCGTCTTTGATTTCCGGGAACAGTGGGTTCAGACCCAGGCGACGCATTGCCAGGTTGGTGCGGTATTTTACATAGGTCTTGAGGATTTCCGCGTTCAGACCAATCATCGAACCATCTTTGAACAGATAGTCAGCCCAGCGCATTTCCTGTCCCGCCACATCCATCATGGTCTGATAGATGTAATTCTCCTCCTCAGCAGCGATTTGCTTCCACAGCAGCCCCTCACGGCCGGTGCGCATGAAGCGGAGCATACGCTCAGTACCTTCACAGTGAAGTGCCTCATCGCGCGCAATGAAGCGCATGATTTTGGTGTTACCTTCCAGCAGTTTTCGCTCGCCAAAAGCGAACGTACACGCGAAGCTCACATAGAAGCGGATCGCCTCAAGCGAATTGATGGAGACAAGTGTACGGAACAGTTGACGGTGAAGAGGGTAGGGCTTTCCGTCGAAATCCGCAGCATACAAGCGCTCGAACTCATCCTCGCCGAGATGCTGGCGCTCGCAGGTCATGTCATAGAGCTTGTCGTACTCGGAAGAGATGCTGATAGCCCGGCTGATAATCTCTTCGTCAGCCACAATGCCATCGAAGACGGTGCTCGGATCGTCCACCATGCCGCGGATGATGTGCGTATAGCTACGACTGTGAATGGTTTCAGAGAACGACCAGGTCTCAACCCACGTTTCCAGTTCAGGAATGGAGATCAGCGGCAGCAGAGTCGCGTTTGGGCTGCGACCCTGAACGGAGTCCAGAAGCGTTTGGTAACGCAGGTTGCTCAGAAAAATATGACGCTCGTGCTCTTGCAGCTTATTGTTGAAGTCGATGCGGTCAGTGGTGATATCGACCTCTTCAGGACGCCAGAAGAAAGAGAGCTGTTTTTCAATCAGCTTTTCAAAGTCACGGTATTTCTGCTGATCGTAGCGCGCCACGTTCACGGACTGCCCGAGGAACATTGGCTCTTTTGTTGCGTCGTTAGCGCCCAAACGGAAAGTGGAATAGCTCATTTTTTTCCCTTTGAATGTTATCGAATGGTTTTAACAATTTGTTTTAAGTACTATCAAAACAAGTTGTTATCTTATGGGTGAAAATAAGGCGTGCAACAAAATGAATAGGTGGGGATTTCTCCCCACGCTTATCAGATCTTGCAACCGCAGTCGTATTCTTCTTCTGGCTCAACAACGGGTTCTGGTTCAGCCACTGGTTCGGGCTTGACCACCACAGTCGGCTCCGGAGAGGCAGACTCTTCATCGTCGCGCTTGCCAGCGCCATCACGCGTATTGTGGTAGTAGAGGGACTTCACGCCCTGCTGGTACGCGTAGAGCAAGTCTTCAAGCAGCTTCATCATAGGAACCTTGTCGCCAGGGAAGCGAGTCGGGTCATAGTTGGTGTTGGCCGAGATAGACTGATCGAAGAACTTCTGGATGATTGCCACCTTCGTCAGATAGCCGTGGTTGTCCGGCATATCCCAGAGGTACTCGTACTGGTCTTTCAGCTGCTCGAAATCCGGAACAACCATCTTCACAATGCCGTCTTTTGAAGACTTGATGGAAACCGGACCGCGCGGGGGCTCGATGCCATTGGTGGAGTTGGTGATCTGGCTGGAAGTCTCGCAAGGCATCTGGGCAGACAGCGTAGAGTTACGCAGACCATGTTTGAGAATGCGGCCACGCAGCTCTTCCCACGGCATTTTCAGTTCGAAGGACGTTTCCGGATTGGCGTCCAGCGTCTTGCGGTAATGGTCTACAGGCAGCAGCCCCTTCGCATACTTGGTTTGGGAGAACCACTCACACGCACCTTTGGCTTCAGCCAGGCGGCAGCTTGCATCGAGGAGGTAGTACTGGATCGCTTCAAACGTCTCATGCACCAGCTGGTTGCCAGCGGCGTCGGAGTAGTTGAAGCCGTTCTTGGCCAGATAGTAGGCGAAGTTGGTTACGCCAATGCCGAGGCTACGACGTGCTTTTGCCGGAACTTCGGCAGCAGCCAGCGGGTAGTCCTGATAGTCCAGCAGTGAATCCAGAGCCGCAACCGCATAGAACGCGACATCTTTCAGGCTGTCCAGAGAGTCGGTTGCCCCAAGGTTAAACGCAGACAGGGTGCAAAGCGCGATTTCACCGTTCGGATCGTCAGTGAAAGCCATCGGCTTGGTTGGCAGCGTGATCTCCGCGCAGAGGTTGGACTGGCGAACCGGCGCAATTTCCGGATCGAAAGACCCGTGCTCGTTCATATGGTCAACGTTGGCGATATACACGCGGCCAGTAGAAGCACGTTCCTGCAACAGCGTAGAGAACAGGTCCACAGCCGGAATCGACTTCTTACGAATGCTCTCATCTGCTTCGTACTGTGCATACAGCTCTTCGAATTTGTCCTGATCGGCAAAAAAGGCATCGTACAGGCCCGGTACATCATGTGGACTGAAAAGAGTGATGTTTTCGTTGCGTACCAGACGACGATACATCAGACGGTTGATCATCACGCCATAGTCCAGGTGACGGACGCGGTTTTCCTCAACACCACGGTTGTTTTTCAATACCAGAAGGCTCTCAACTTCGAGGTGCCAGATTGGGTAGTACGCTGTCGCCGCGCCGCCACGAACGCCGCCCTGGGAGCAAGACTTCACTGCGGTCTGGAAATGTTTCAGGAACGGGATAACGCCAGTGTGAATGGCTTCGCCATTGCGGATCTCACTGCCCAGCGCACGCAGACGACCAAAGCCGATACCAATACCTGCACGGCGCGATACATAGTCAATAATCGCAGCGGATGCAGCGCTAACCCCTTTCAGGCTGTCTTCTGCCTCAATCAGCACACAGCTGGAGAACTGGCGAGTCGGAGTACGAGCACCGGCCATGATGGGTGTTGGCAGAGAGAGTTTGAAGGTGCTGGTGACGTCATAGAAGCCTTTGACCATCTCCAGTCGAGATTTGCCCGCGCAGCCATCTTCCCAATTCTGGAACAGGCACATGGCCACCAGCATATAGAGCTGCTGCGGCGCCTCGTAAACCTGACCAGTTACGCGGTTCTGAACAAGGTACTTGCTGGCCAGCTGAACGGTGGCGGCATAGCTGAAAAACTCGTCGCGCATAGGCTTGATGTAGGCACCCAGCTCGTCGATTTCCTCACGAGTGTAGGATTTCAGCAGCTCTTCATCATAAACACCGCGGCTAACGTTGCTCACGATGTGGTGATAGAAGTGTGGGTAAGCGTACTGGCCGAACGCATCTTTGCGGATCTTGAATAGGCTCAGACGCGCCGCAACCTGGGAATAATTCGGAGTCTCTTTAGAGATTAAATCGGCAGCAGACTTCACCAGAGCCTCATGCAGCTGGCTGGTGGTCATACCATCAAAAATACTGGCGGCTGCGCCCATAGCGATGGCAGACGCGCTAACGTTGCGAATGTTCTCTACACCCCACATCACAACGCGATTATATTTTTCCTCTGACAGCGGCTCAGTTGAACCGTTACGTTTAACGATGGTTATCATGTGTCCTCCAATAAAAAAAGCCACTATATGTAGTGGCTTAATGTTATTAGATAAGTGCTTATCTATCAATATCAGGATTATAAAATGCCGGAGAGAACATCACGAACCTGACGAAACTGATCGGTCTGCATACCGGTGTAGATCGCAGCGACGGCATCCGCGAGATGTTCGTTTTTGGCGACCATGACATCCTTTCCAGATTGCTTTCTGCGGAGCCACGGGGCGTCTGGCTGCTGCTGAACCGCCCACTGAATGATTTCCTCTTTAGACGTGGTCAGCTTGTTGCCCACGTAGTGTTTGATCTCGTTTGGCGTAACCTGAATCAGCGGCTTATCCACGCACGCCAGCACGCCAATACAGACACCGTATGAGGTCTGGGCGCGCGAGGATTGACTGCCAACCGGCAGCTCACAGAACACCATATGCGCCTGCTCAATGATGGGCTTGGCTGTGCGCCAGATTTCATTGGCGCGGCGCAGATCGTCACTGTTAACGCGAACGGTCTTTTTGTTGCCGCCAGCTTTGGTCTCCACCAGCGTCAGGCCGTGAATGTTCAGCTTGTCTGTTTCCAAATCCAGCGTACCAATCGCCAGGCCGAAGTTGCTCATTGAGGGGTCGACACCGACCACGCGAATCACTTTACTCATTTAGTCTCCTTACCATGTTGCCCACATAGGGCATTCCATTAACTTCTGCTCAAGAGTCTTTACCGGTTCACGACGAACAGGCTCAGAAACACCACCCATCACACTAACGCTGTCACTGGTCAGCACACCGGCAGCAATATCCGAGTCGATCATGCTCTGCCCGATAAAATGGCGCATGATATCGATGAGCTGGCGCGCATCCTCTTTGTTCGCGTGAAACACATAGGGCAGCACAACTCCCACCGCCGCGACGCTGCCATCCTCACAGCCAAAACACAGCCTGGCGCTCCCCACTACAGGGCGAGAGGTGTCCAGCTCAATGTCGAAGCTGGAAAACGCCTCACCAGGCATTGTGATGTGCGTTGCGCGCATATTGACGTAACGTGTCATGTTGGCGAAGGCAGTGCTAATGTGCGCCGCTATTGCCCCAAAGAGCGCATTCTCTGTGATGTTCAGGCCATCAGTTTCAGGGATAACCACAAAACCTGGCCCTGTGTGCGGAAGGTATCCACCTTCCGCGAATGGGTTGATGAGGATGGGGGCTGTGCTTCCTGACGGCAGCTCGTCAAGATTTGGCATCACCGGCGTTCGCGACAGCAGATCTACCAGCGCCGAGAACTGCTCTTCACTGATATTGCTGTTTTGCCAGCAAAGCCCCAGCGGCCTGTTTATCGCGGTGTGGCTGTTTATCAGCTTAATTGACTGCATCACAGCGAACATTTGCAGGAACTGCGAGCGGCTAAGATTAAACGACATAGCTGCGCCCCTCTTTTACTTCGACAGTAATGGTTTCCCGGAACCAAGACTTCATCTCTTTGTGCGAGATAATCATGACTGTGCCGCGTTCACGCGCTTTGGACTCCAGAATCCCCATGAGACGCTCCAGCCCCGCTGTATCGAGCGCATCGTCGATCTCGTCACCGATAAACAGCTCTATGCTCTTGCTCGCGCGACTGGCAACCAGATCTTGCAGAGCCAGCGAGCACGCAATGCGCACCTTACGTTTTTCACCACCTGATAGTGTCTGGAAGGATTTGCTGGAACCTGTTTTCGTCACGCTGATATTGAACTTGTCGCGATATTCACCTTTCTTGGTTGTCTCCATCGTCGACCATTCCGCCACGATATTGCCGTCTGAAAGCGTGTTGAGGTATTCCGCTGTCCTGACGTTCAGGAAAGGCGTGACAGAGGTCAGGATATGAGAGCGAACGCCAGCTGGTGAGTAAACCTGGCGAGCTTTCTCTAAAAGCAAAGCCTGCTCCTGAATATTATTTAATTCAGTTTTAAGTACTGCATAATTAGATTTATTGGCAGCCAGGTTCTCTTCATGGCGTTTAATGACTGCAATGAATGGGTTGGCTTCAGCGATAATGCGATTGACCTCATTGCGCGCTCTCGCCACCAGCGCTTCAACAGCCGACAGTTCGCGTTCGCGATGGCGTAATGCACTCAGCTCATTTGTCAGTCGTTCGATTTTGGCAATGATGGCAGACACGTCGGGGGTTGCTGCGACAAGAGAGGATTCGATTCCGAGCGCCTTTTCAAGACGCGTTTTGTGTTGAGCCACTGCCGTTGCAAATGCCTGCGCCTGGCTGATCTCATTGCGAGCCTGTTCAATTAACCCCTCCTTCACGGTTGATAAATCTTCTTCGCAGTAAGGTTTGCCACACGTAGAGCAGGGCGCTCCAACTTTGGTGTTAACCTCCTCCGCTTTGGTTTTGAATGCACGAGCACGACTCATGGCGTCATTTTGTGCGGCCTCTGCTGTGCGGATATTGGCGCGGATCTCAGTGACAGCGCCACGCACCTTCAGTAGCTTCGCATCATGCTCTTCTTTGGAGGCCAGCTTCTCTCGTTCGGTGGCGATAGCGTTTTCTGTATCGCGAATTTGCTCTGGCAGCGTGCGCATTTCCATTACGACCTCGGCCAGCGTGACTTCCGCACCGGCCAAGTCGACGCGAGCCTTATCCAGACGCTCGCCACGCTCACGCTCCCAGCTTTCAGATGAGGTTTTGGCAGATTCAATTTCCGCCTGCGCCGTCTCAATAAGCGTGAGACAGGCATCCATTTTGGATTTGGTGACGTCCATGCGCGCTGCGGCCGCGTTGGCACGTTCGCGAGCGATGGCATAGGCCCGAGTCAGGCGGTCGACACCAGCGGCTTCCTCCACGATGGTTTTGAGGTTTTTATCGGACATGCCTGGCAGGTCTGGCATGGCTTCCTGACTGGCGTATATGGAAGCCATGAAGACCTCTTTTGACGCGCCAATCAGACGCTCTACAAACTCCTGCGTCAGCGTATCCTTGCCTTTGGTCATGTCGCCGTCTTCGCCACGCACGATCAGCCGGTTTTTGAACTCTTTGTGTTTGCGATGGCGAATGATGGCGTAACGCTTACCCTCGTCTTCGATTGTGACCATGACTCGACAGTTTTTCTCATGCCCTGTAGACAGCACATCGTCACCCTTTACGCCATGCGCTGTTTCGCCATAAAGACACCACATTAAGCTGTTCATCAGGGTCGATTTGCCCGCGCCATTGCTGGCTGCGGAAGAGTCGCCGCTGTTAACGCCCTGGATGAGCACCAGCCCGCGCTGATCCAGTTCGACTTCGGCGCTGGCCAGCGCCATAAAATTCTCAACGGTGAGCTTTAAAAATTTCATTTAACGCCTCTGATCTTATGCGTCAGTTTTTGACCTTTTTGTAATCTGAACTCTGTGTGAGCCGGAAAAGACTGGCGCTTCAACACACCTTGTTCTGTCAGTCTTCCCAGATAAAACGCCAGGGGATTCCCACCAGACGGGTAGGGCTTGTGAACCATCACGGTCTGCCCACGAGCAAGCCTCTTCATTGCGCTCGCATAGTCGTAAAAGCTCGTAGAACCGGCCGCCATCACACTGCCTCCGCACTCTCTGCTTCGGTCAGGATTTCCTGACACAACATGTCCAGTTTGCTCAGGTCGAAGCCGCCGTCTGTGTCGTGGACGATCTTGCAGTAGGCCGCAACGGACTCGCCCAGGCTGTCAATCTTGCTGGTCTCTGCGGTACTGGCAGTGCCTTCCATCATTGAGGCCTTGCGGATGAAGTTGCAGACGACGCCTTTGGCTCCCATCGTTTTAAGGACGTTCTGGATTTTGATGCCTTCTTCATCACTTTCGACGATGGCGCGGAAGCGCACGTAGTTGCCGCGGATCAGCGAATCGTCGACGTCATCTTCCAGGTTCACGAACTTGGGCGCCGAGGTTTCGTGGTGGGTGAAAGTGCCGTCTGGGTTCACGATCATGAAACCGGCCAGCGACCCCACATCGCCCCAATTCTGATGTGTCAGAGCGCCGATGCTCACCACTCCCGGCAGCACTTCTTTGTGATTGTGGTAATGGCCAGACAAGAGCAGGCGGAAGCCAATGTCTTTCAGCTCCTGCGCATCGATGCCCACATCTGGCATCGTTGGGATCGCTTTGTTGATCGAGGTATGCACTACAACGTCATGCTTGTCGCCAGACAGCCCGGAACGCAGTGTCTTGAGGTCGCTGATAAGCTCCGCGTGGTTGTTGCGCCAGCTCATCATATGAACGGTAACGTCACCCATTTTGATGGAGTGGGCACGCTTGCCGCAGACGATCTCCACGCCAATCGAGCGCAACGACGCCGCAGCGTTGGCGCTGTAGACAGAGTCGTTAGTTTCGAGGTCGTGGTTCCCGGCCAGCATAGCCACTTCAAGGCCAAGCTCTTTGATGATCCACTCGTAGGTTTCTGTGACAAAGTGCAGAACGGAAGGTGATACTGCGCCTCGTACATGGAACGTGTCGCCAGCCACCAGCATGTACTGGCATCCTGCCGCTTTCATGGCTCTCGCCGCTTCTTTGGTTGCGTCGAGTTGAATCTCCAGTCTGGAGTTCAGACCGTCAGAGTTAGTTGTCGCAAAAGCATCCCAACGATGATAATGGGGATCTGAAATCACCCCGTATGGAACAGTCATGTGTCTTTTCCTTTGTGGTTGTTTTGATACAAATTCTAAGCGTGCTTGAGAGGCGAACAATCTGGTCAGCACGGCACATAAGGAAATGTATAGGCGCATGATTATCGCAAAATATATAAGTAATTACATACCTATTTTTGTCTCATTAAACGCCCCTTTGTGGGGCGTCGTATTTATCTGGGATCGCGAAGCAGAATCTGGGTGCCTGAGGGAAGGGTTTCGTAGAGGGTAAAGCCACGTCGTTTCAGCATCTCTGCCATCTGAGATGAGTTCTCATAGCATCTGGCCATCAAAGGTTGGTGTGGGTTGGATTCAAGCATATCAGTTAAGAGTGTTGAACCGAGACCTTTGCCACGCAGTTCCTTGATAATGCTTATTGCTCGAAGCTCCAGCCGCGGTGAGCCTTGTGGATCGAGAGCGGCGCAGAACCAGATAAGACCAACTCTTCGGTCATCCTTAGTTCGCATAAGGATATATATATAATTCCCTGAGTAATCGCCCTGTTCACTCGCATTCAGAAGCTTTCGGATTTGCATGTCAAAATATTGACCATTAAGTATGTCTTTATGGAAATGTCCGTTACGTGCACCTTCTTCGCATTCACGAATGATAAAAGGGATATCTCCCTGCGAAGCCACTCTTGAATAAAATTCACTCATGGATAGCTCTCTAAAGCTCTCAACGCTTTTTTGGAACGCTGCATAGTAAACTCGTGTCAAACCACAACTATATACTCAAATCGTCTCAGAGGGCTTCTGACGCGCTATGTTGATGTCGATCACCCCTGCTTTTGGACGTGGGTCAACGAGATGTAGCTCTTCCTCGCTGTGATATTCGGTGTCGAACTCCCGGTCGAGGTGCTTGACGTAAATAGCCGTCAGCAGGCTGTCGTCTTTGAGAAAGTGTCCGTAAGATTTGCGGATAACGTTGCTCACCGTCTCGATCTTCTCTCCGCCCATACACAGATGGTTAAACCGGCTGTGTTTACGCAGCATCTCATCCACCGGCCCGGAATAGACCTTGTCCACTTTGCCAAACCGGATGATCTTTCCAGTATCAGCTTCCACCAGACAAACAAGCTTTCCAGGTTCGACGCGGTCTCGCCATGTCACGCCAGAGCGTAGCGTGTTGAAGTAGGGCGCGTCTAATCCGATGATCGGTTTGCGAAATGCCAGCAGAGGCACGTATCTGATGCAGCTATTCAGGTGAAAGTGGGCGCCTGCCTCATGTAGTTTTATGCGCGCTTCGTTAATCGGACATTTGGCAGCAATGCCACACAGTTCACAGAGGAGCTTCTGCTTGTTCAGGTTGGTATTTGACTCAATGGTGTAGGAGCCATCCTCAAGGCGGCGTACCCAGCGTGTGCGTTTTAGATCCATATTCTTAATTCACGTTATTGTTGCTCGCCGCAAACATAGCGCATGAAGTACGGCAATGTTCGCAAACGCCTGTTTTAGTTATTCACATTATCCACAGGGTAGATCCTATTAATTATATCCCGTATAGATCCCTATATAGATCAAAAGAGATCCCCGATCCTCGCAGACCGCGCCACGCCTGGCCTCAACGGGTATTCGCGTATGCTGTCAGCGGTAAAAGATATGCTGTCAGCGGTAAGCGATATGCTGCCATCTGTTTTTGGTATGCTGCCAACGGCAAATAACGTATGCTGTCAGCGGTTGGAAGCGGAAAGGTGTCAACATGCCCACTCGAAAGAAAAAAGAAACCAAAAACAATGTGTTAGACGACAGTATAGATAATTTTGAAGAAGAATCCCTCGAACTATACACAGGCGATCTTGTTCCAAACAGCAACAATACTGTTCAGCCTATAGCGTTGATGAGGCTTGGTTTGTTCGTGCCCACGCTAAAGGGAACAAAGAACAGCAAACGGAACAGACCCAACGAGATCGACGCCTCAAAAGAGCTGGTTCAGCTGGAGGTTGCTCGTTCAGAGGGGTATTCTGACATCAAGATAACAGGTCCACGCCTGGATATGGATCACGATTTTAAAACGTGGGTCGGCGTCGTTCGCTCTCTGGCCGAGTACGGAGAGCCGAGTGGCCGCGTCGAGTTGAGCATTACCAAGTTCGCCAAATTCTGCGGCTATCCGTCGTCGCAGATCCGCAAGACGCTGCGTGACAGGCTCACCAACAGCCTCTTGAAGATCATGCGTACCACGCTCTCTTTCCAGCGCACGTATGAAGAAAAGAACGTCGACGGCTCGAACAAAATCTCGCTCCTGATGGTTCACCTGGTGAACAGCGTCGATTACAACGAGCAAAAAGACTCCATCATTTTTCACGCAGAGCCGAAGCTGGCCGAACTCTATCGCTTCGACCACAAAGTGCTGCTCCAGCTAAAAGTCATTAACAAGCTGCCGCGCAAAGAGACCGCCCAGGCGCTGTATACGTTCATCGAAAGCCTTCCAGCCAAACCGGCACCAGTATCGCTGGCAAGGCTTCGAGCCAGACTCAATTTGAGTAGTCGTAACGTCAGCTCGCAGAATCAGACCATCCGCAACGGCTTAAAAACGCTGGAGGAATTGGGCTACCTCGAATACAGCGAGATTAAGCGTGGCCGCTCTATCTACATTCAGATCCACAGCCGCAATCCCAAGCTCAAAGCCTCTTCGGTCAAAGAGGAAATGCCTGCGCTTCCGGATAAGCCGGTCGAGAGCACGTCTTCTGGCGTCGATGCAAAACAAAACCTCGTTAACAAAATCACCGAGTTATCGCAGAATCTGACACCCGAAAACATCAAGCTGATTGAGATTCTCTCCAACAGCCTGAAACTCCTTTGATATGCTGTCAGCGGTAAAACGTATGCTACCAGCGGTACAAGATATGCTGTCAGCGGTATTTTTCACATAAAGTATGCTGTCAGCGGCAAAAAGATATGCTGTGAGCGGTAATTTTTAGAAAATGTATGATATCAGCGGGCGATTTCGCTCATTAGCCCGCCGTTATCTGGTCTGCGCGCCTCTTCGATCCCATTTCCCGCGACAACTTCCCCAGTGGTCACTAACCTCGCAAGCCGCATGAAATAAGGGTTTGCACTCACTAACTTGATTGTTTTTCTCGTCCTGACAGAGCGTCCGTGGAGGCGAAAAACATCGATATGCTGTCAGCGGTGTGAGCTGATGTTTCCATATGCTGTGAGCGGTACACCTGGAAAGGTGGTCATAACGTATGCTGTCAGCGGTAAATTTCCCGACCAAAGATATGCTATCAGCGGTAAAAATTGGGCTGATTTTGATAAATAATATGCTGTCAACGGTAGAGAGTGGTGAGAGCCATCAAGTTGCTGACTTCGGGCAAGATAACCACTATGGGAAGTGGTTCTTCCCATAGTGGATAATGGATCAGACGATTTTCTTCAACAGTCCCCAAAGGGTTTGCGCTTTGGATGTGAGTTTTCCGCTTTTCGGATCGTACATGTGCCATTCGCGACGCTGGTGGATTATATAGCCGTCCTCACGCTCCAGGCGCTCCATCACATCAGACTTCCTGAATCCTTTGGCGCGCCAGTAGCCGCTCGTTTTTTCGATTTCCAGTCCTGTCAGTGTCATCGCCATTAACCAACCTCCTTACAGTCATCGAAAAGGTAACTGGCGTTCTTTGCGTGAACGCCGTAGCTATCACCTGATTTGTTGTAAACAAGCTTGTCCTCACCGACGCCGGTCAGTTTGTTGTCGCGTCTTGTAAGATAAGGAGAGGACAAAACCAGGTCATCGCGAACGATGTAAAATTGCTCACCGCTATCCACTACCATTGCTCCGTAGGGCGCTTTTACGACATTTTTCACTGTGCCATTTTTTGTTTCGGCCACGGACATCTCGCACTCATAAATGCGAGTGTCGGCACAAATGGAATGGGATAAGAGCAAGGCAGCCAGAGCAAGCCGTGTTTTCATGCTGCTACTCCACTGATTACATCAAGCGCTGAATCAAAGGCAAGCATGATCGCCAGCATGTTAACCACCGTGCCATTGACGGGGGCTAATGCCTTTCTGATGGCTCCGGTGAAAAGGCAGTCGAGTAAAAAAGAGACCGACACGATAAGTAGCAGGGTGTTTGCTAAATTGCTCATAATAGGTAAATGCTAACTTATGAAAATGAATCTGTAAATATTAGTCAAACGTGCTGATGCCTAATATGCGCTCAAGATGGGCTGCATCTTCATCGCTTATGACTCTTGTCTCATCGATGTACCAGCAGCAGCCGTCGTGCCAGCAAATCCCATCTTCATCCACAAACACAGTTTCCGCTGACTGGCCGGTATATTCGACAAGGTTTCGCTGTATAGCTGCCTGAACCTCATCATCGTTTAAATTTTCGCACCTAACCATAAACAAAGGATAAACGTCATAGTCAGTACTGGCTGAGATGCGAACCAAAATTCTCATGTGCTCCTCCTTGTTGGTAAGTGGTTATCTATTTTAACGTGCGCCATGCGGCGCACAACGTCCTGTTCAGGTTGGTTGAAAGAACTTCTCCAGCGTGCGGTCAATGGCCTCATCGATGTGCATCAGGTGCCAGACAACCATGTCTTTGCTGCCCAGCGAGCGGCTGAAGAGCACGTCTGTTTTGCGCCAGGCGGCGTGAAACCAGTACGGGGTGTCGTCTACCGGCAGCTCGTCGCCAGCTTCTTTAAAGTACTTAAGCAACATCGCCTGCTCCGCTGTAGGAGTCGGGCCAATCTCTTCTGCATACATTCGAATAAATCGTTGCCAGTCAGCTTCATCTTCCTCTGGCTCCGGCGCATTCATTTCTGCTATCGCCTCTCTTAACTGACGCGCCCAATCTGGCTGCGGATAACCCTCTGCAATCTCCTTATCAACTATGTCCAGCGCAGCGTTTGCCGCGATATACAGCTTTTTCACGTTCTTCATTGCTTTTGTCCTGATTTACAGCTGGTCGCCACTGGTGGCGTTGCACTGTCACTTTTATCTTTTGGCTTAGAAAACAAATTGTTTTCTTAATGGTGATAATAATGAAAATAATAAGGCGTCCAATGGACGCCCTTTGTTTACTCAACTTCTTCTTCGATTTCTGGTGCCGTTTCTTTGGCACGTCTTTCGTCAATGGCTTGCAGCGCTGCGATGATTTCTGAAAGGGGCTTCTCGCGGTACATGTCGACGATCTGCGATTTGGTGAACTTCTTGTCGCCAATCTCTACCCGGCCGCTGGCGTTCTTTGGCAGGTATCCTTCTTCCAGCATGTACTCAACTAAAGACTCGATGACGTCGAGACCGCGGATCGGGTCGAAGTAAAACTTCCATGAGCATTTGCCGTATGGCGTCGCCACTTTGTTTTTGATGCACTCGGCGCCAACGTCTTGCCCAATCTTGTCTTTGCCGTCCTTCATGACAGATGCACCCAGACGGATGCGCACTGACGCGTAAAACTTTGGAGAGTCGCCGCCCGGAGACGTTGTCGGATCGCCAAACATCACGCCAATCTTTGTACGCACCTGATTCAAGAAAATGATGCAGGCGTTATATTTTCTCGCCCAGAGCGCCAGAGTAGGGAAGTTCGCACTCGTCGCGCGCGCCAGCGCCGTATTGTCGTTCATATTCAGCTGGTCTTTGTCCTTCGCGGTGCCGTCCGCCATCTTGTCGAACTTCTCGGCTTTGGAGTTCGGCACCATAGACGCCAGCGAGTCGGCCACGATACAAATTGGCGCGTCTTCCGGAATTAGTTCTTCATCGCGCACCAGCTTGAGGATGGTGCCAATAAGCTCAACCGAATCTTCGAAGGTGTCAGGCTGTTTGTAGACCCACTGGCCGTCATCTTCATCTGCGTTCAGGCCGTTAGCCACTGCCAGGCCAACGTCAAAGCTGTTTTCGTGGTCGAGGAATACGGCCAGACCATTTTGCTTCTGGGCAGATATCATCGCCGCCGTGGCTAAGAAGGTTTTTCCTGCACTCGGAGGCCCAAATACCTCAACTATGCGCCCACATGGGAAGCCGCCGTCGAAACGTCCGGAGATCGCTTTATTCAGCGGAGGGTAGCCACTGTCAATCCAGTGGGTGACCTTCTGAATTTCGTCGTTGCTGCCAATTTTCTTTTTCAGTGCCAGTGCAAGAGCGGATTTTCCTTTTGCCATGATCAGATTCCTTTAGTTTCGTTAATACGCTTCGAAGCAGCGGCTTCGTCAAAATTGATTAAGTCGTGGTTGAGGTGCTTTGCGATACGAGCAAGGATTTTCACAACCTGCTCACTCAACAACGCATACTCACGTTCAGTGGCAGAAATACCGGCAGTACCCAGAATGCTGCGCAGCGCTACAACAGCGTGCTCGCCGTGGCAAAACACGATCTCTTTAGCCAGCATGGTTGGGGTGGTAGCGCCACCGTTGATAATGGATTTCAGCATCAGCAGTACCTTTCAAATGGCAGGATGAACACGTCCAGGTCTTCCAGAAACGAGCGGAAGTTCAGTTCGTAGCAAAGCTGTTCGAACGCCTTAACATCGCGCGCGCCTTTAATGGACTCGATTTCGCTGGGCGGAAATTTCGTTTCGATGAGGTTCATCAGAGTCATGTTGCGTTTGAACGCCTCCAGCATTCGGCAACCCGTCTTTTCGTTAAACGCGTTCTTTGCCAGCTTGTTGAATGCGGTCTTGTAGCGGCCTTTGTCGATGACGATGGAGCCGTCATTTATGCCGCGTACCATTGCGGCCACGCTTCCCCATTCATGCAGCAACTCTTTAGCGCCGCCGTCGCCAATACCACCGACACCCTTGATGTTGTCCGATGTGTCACCCTGTAACGCTTTCGCTTCCAGAAATGCGCGAGGCGATGGCAGACCGGTTAGCTCTGCGAATTGTTCGAAGTTCACCTGTTTGTGCTTGGCGTCTTCACGAAGGCTTACCCAGCTCACGTTTTCGCGCACCAGCTGGAGCCAGTCGCCATCACCTGTCAGTAAGTAGATGTGGTCGACAGTGGGCTGCGGAGCCAGGCGCGAGACCAGCATTCCAGCCAGGTCATCCGCTTCTGCGTCTTTCGCAACGAGCTGGTTAACGCCCAGCGCGGTCATCATTTTCATGATGTAAGGCTTCTGGAGAGCGAAGCCCTCTTTCATCTTCTTCATATCCGGATCGTCATCGCGGTTCGCTTTGTATTCCGGATAAAAATCACGACGCTTGTCGCTAAAGCCATCCCACAGAATCATCGGTCTGGCATGAAGGATGGATGCGTAACGACGAACGTTTTTCACGAAGCCAAACGCTGCCTGGACTTCCATTTCGCCGTTGTGCAACTTGTCTGATTGTTGGTGGTAATAGCCCAGGCTGTTACCGTCCACTAAGAGATAATTCACCGGTACACTCCTTCCAAAAAGTAAGGCGTCCGTAGACGCCTTACTGGTTACGAGATGGGATTACAGAGCGTCCAGTTCAGCCAGCAGGTCATCGAGACCTTCTTCGGCCGGAGCAGCGGTGGTGGAAGCTGTCGGTTCGCTCACTGCTTCTGGTGCCTTAGCCGCTTCGGGTTCTGGCTTAAACTCAGCTTCCGCGGCACGCAGAATTTCTTCATCAACCAGGCTGGAGGATTCCGGCGCTGGGGTGTGTGCTGTAGCGACAGCAGCGGCGCCTTCCGTATGGCCAGTGATGGAGCCGAAACCCGGCAGGGCGGCGGCAGCGGATTTAGCAGAAGACGAAATCGCCGGTGCAGACATGGTGGCAGCTGGCGCTGCGATGCCAATCAGGCGACCCATCGTGCGCGCGGTAGAGAGCAGACGAGTCTCGTCGGCCTGGTTCGCGTATGCGATCAGATCGTGCTGGGTAGTCCAGAGTTTCTCAGCGATGTCGCCTTTGTAGACTTTGCGCTTCGGCGATACGTCATATTTGGTATCACGACCAGAGCCGGTGCGCTTAATCAGGAACGCGTAGCCTTCTTCCTTGCTCAGCGGGTTGCCGATGTCGTCTGCAATGTCTTCGGACATGACTTTGCAGATGTCATCGAAGACGGTGGACGGCAGCTCGATCAGCTGGCATTTCTCCGCATCGCCAAAGTCTTCGCGAGCAGACAGTACACCATTCACCAGATAACGCGGGGTAGCACGCATGGAGTTAATGCGCTCTTCCATCGCCTTGTTGCCTTTGTGGCGAGCACGACCTTCCATCACCATCTCACACAGCTGGCAAGCGCGGCCGTGGGTGTGCTGTTCGCAGACATAAGCAGTGGTAACTTCTTTGCCTTCCTCATTCTGATGCTTAACGTAGTGCATACCGAAAGTCTGGAAGAACACCCCGTTCGGGTCATCCTTGTTCGGAAAAATGCGCAGAAAGTTGCTGCCGTCTTTCAGACGGGTCAGGTCAACGTTATTGCCACGTTTAGAAGCAATATCGCCACGAGTCTTGTTAAGCAGATCAAGTAATGACTTAGACATGTATTTCTCCTTGTTGTTTATGTGGCCATTGGCGCTGTGCGCTTTGAGCGTTCGTTTGTTCGTGGCTCTTTCGAGCGAGATAAATGATAGATCAGTACTTACTTACGATCTAGTATAAATTAACGGGGAGAGTGGAAGCGTTCGGCACCCAGCCGCTCAATTTCGATGATGGCCATTTTCGATGCCTGGACGATCATGTCGCGGCGGTGTGAAAAGGCGGCCACAGCGTGCTTATAAAGGTCTGCTTTATACCGCGCATCATCCAGTTTCTGACGTTTGGAAAGATACTGTGGGTTGGTTCTGACCTTCGCCTCCAGTACGGACTCATTAAACTTAATGCCGTTCATGCTCAGGTTCTTACGCTCATTGTCGTAAATCTTTGCCTCAATAGCGTCCAGTGACAGCTTCGCATCAGCCACCTCTCGCTCTGCCTGGGCGAGTCTGGAGCCGTACTCCATTAAAAGGCGTGGTTGCTGACGCCAGACGTCTTCAAGATTGTCCCGGTCAAACTCCAGATCGGACATGATTTTTTCGTAGATTTCGGTGCTCATGGTGTTAGTTATCTGCTTACTAATTTGTATCAATTTTACCATGAAGCGTTCAGGCGCAGAAATTTATGACACGAAAAACAAGGTTTACGGGGCGGCAAGTGACAAAAACTGCGGATTAATCTGATAACCTTCCAACGGTCAAAGCTGGCCGTAGACAGCGTGCGACAACGGGATGGTGGCACGGACGGTTGAATGGTTCGCCGTTGACAGATGTCAACATCGGGAATAGTATATTATTCATCGGAGGCGAATGAAGAAACATCCGAACAAGCATATTCAAGCGGCCATTGAATATGCTCTAAGTAAAGGCTGGGTTTGGGTTCCACCGGGCGATTCTGCCCACTGTTTTTGCAAGTTGCGCTGTGGCGATCCAGATAGTGAACACCGAGATCACAAAATGAGTGTATGGTCGACGCCGCGAAGTGCTGAAGTCCATGCCAAGCAAATCAGGCGCAAAGTAAATCACTGCACTTGATTTTGCTCTGTAAGGGGTGGCTCAAACCGCCCCTTATCAAACTAGAGAATACTCTGAATACTAAACCACGAGGTACTATGGCGCTTTATAACTTCACTCTGACACTCTCAGGCGTAACGTATGAGACCGAAGGACTGGAAGATGCGCTGTACGAAAACGGCTGTGATGATGCGCTGATCTGCGCATATGGCAACTCCGTATATGTTGAATTTGACCGTGAAGCCGATTCGCTTGATGAGGCTATTGCGTCTGCGGTCGACAACATCGAATCAGCCGGTATTGGCGCGATTGTTGAATCTGTCGACTCGGCCTTTGTTGGCTTGAGCGACATCGCAGAAATGACAGATATGTCACGCCAGGCTATCGCGATGCTTAAAGATGGTCTGCGCGGCAGCGGGGACTTCCCATGCCCCATTCAGCGCATTAAAGGCCAGTCTCCGCTGTGGGATTGGGCTGATGTAGCGAGCTGGCTTGAAAAGAATGGACGCCTCAAAGAAAACGCAGAGCTGGCGCATAATGCTCGCGTATTGAGTAAGTGGAATCTGGTGCTTCGTAACAGCGCCTCAAAAGATTTTGAAGAGATTGAGAAGATCGCTGTTTCCCTTATCGAGCGTCGACGCCACCAGGCTGAATGCGCATAAAAGAACCCGCCATTTGGCGGGTTCTGCTTTTCCTGAATCAAAAGGCTGTGTTAATTGTTCCCCAACGACCCAGCCATTGCCGCGTATTTAATCTCATCTTCTGGGATCTCAGGATGAAGCTTGATTTGTTGGATGACATAGGCCGGAACTTCGTCACCCCAGAGCTTCGCCGCATCTTTGCAAATCTTATAAGCTAAATCTCTATGCTCAAAGGCATAGGCTTTACCATAGGCGTATTGTTGACAGTTGTGTACATATGCTCCAAAGTCGCCGTCCTTGTCTGGGAAGGCGCATCCGGAAAGTATTAGTGAGGCAACGACGAGAAAAATAGTTTGAATCGTGCGGAGCATTATTTCTTCCTTAAAATTTAGGTTTCATTTGCTCAGGAAATTTCTTGGAGGAAGCGTAATAGCTCCCAAGAGTGTAAGCCTTCAACTGCTGTTCGGTATCGACTCGACATGATGCGTCGTAACAAGCTCCGCTGATCATTCCATAGGCGGCAGCCTTATTATTTAGGTCTGCCTTTGCTTCTTCGATGCTGTTCTTGGCCATTGTCACTACGCATCCTGAAACAATGGCTCGTGCCTTTCTGTCGTCCATACTCAGAATCACCGTATTGGCCTCTTTGCTGTACCCATTATTTTTATAAACAGTGGCAGCGAACTCACGACATTCAGTGTAGTACGGGCTTGTTTTTACCTCATCATAATTAGGCATCCTCATGCCAGCACAACCAACCATTACGAAACTAATCGCCGTTATTAGCGTCTTTTTTATCATGTCAATAACCCACAGGCTCCGTTTTGATAAAATATGATTCGGTTCAGTACCATTCATGGCATGTGGTATGTTCCAAAAATAACGAAAACAATCAAGAATATCCCTCAAATATTCGTGGTTTTTTGTCTCATGGCCGTTGGAGACGTGGAGATATTCGCTTATTCCATAAAAGAACCCGCCATTTGGCGGGTTTTTCTTTATGCTACTTTCCTACCGAAAATATTCGATAGAGTTACCCTGGTTTGGCGTTTTAATCTGTACTGCCGAACATCTCCAATCTTGTTCACCTCCTTAAACTCTTTGGCCACCTTAAGTATCAGGCGGTCGCGGAACGTTTTGAATGCTTCCAGCTGTACTTGCGGATCGTCAGCTTCGTATATCTCCAGCAGATAACCGCACGCTTTGGGATCTTGTGTTTTTAGCGCCAAAGCTCTGGCGCATTTACGCAAGCGGCTGGTGTTGTCGACCCCATCCAGTCTGGCGAACGCGAGCGCCAGATCTAACGTGACCGGGCAATCAATAATTTCCCAGAACTGCGACTTCAGCGTAGCCGCCACTGCTTTATCTCGAAACTCATCTGGGATGGTCGCCAGCTCTTGTGCAATCTTCTGCGCCTCGTTCATGGTGGTGTCTTTGCTCATTTGTTAATAGTCTCCGCTACCTCTGCCAGAATCGCTTCCAGCTTTTCTCCTTCCTCTGGACGGAAGTACAAAATGTTCGGGTTAAATCCGTAGAAGACGGTTACATCCAGCTCCGGCAGATACTCTTTACGACCAACCAGATCTGACGGTTTGCTCTTGTTATTGAAGAGTGATGTCGCCCGGCTGCCACACGTCAGCACATAAGTCGGACGTACCAGGTTTATCTCTTCACGCATGAAGTCGGTGAACTGGCCGATTTCATCTTTGGTGTAGTCCTTCTCTTTGTCCTTCACCTTTTTACATACGCCGGTGACATACAGATCGCCCATGCGTAAGTCGCCTGCAGTAAGTAGTTTGGCCTTGAAGTCGTCATAGCCGTTCTCCATGAAGTATCCGGTACGCCCATCATTGCCGTTCGCGTTATCCAGAATGACCATGATTTTCGGTTTGATGCCGATGCTTGGGCGGATCAGCTCATCACCTAAACCCATTTCGGCCGCCATGCGCGTCATAAGCAAATTGACCTCAGCAGAGCGCTTGGGGTTCATTTCAAACGGACGTGAGGCTTTCACTGCGTCGATTACCAGATTGCCCATCAGCTCCGCCTGGTCGCGCAGACGTTCCGGAGCGGTGGCTGGCAAGCTGCCCGGATCGATGGATGCAAACGCCCCAACTTTGTCCAGCGATTCACGTACTCGGCTATTGCAGGCACGCTTCTCTACCGCTTCTTCAAACTGCGCCAGTGACTCGAATGCGCCACCGACCTTTTCTCGTGCTCGCATGATGGCCTGGCAACCATTCTCGGAGCATCCTTTGATGGCAGAGAAGGGCGCGTAAAGAACCTGGCTGCCATCTTCCAGCGTGCGGATCTCAATGCGATTAGACGATATGTTCACATCTGGTGGCAGTACGCGAATGCCATAGGTCAGCGCATCCTTCACAAGCCCCTGATGTTTGTCCTCGCCCAGAATGGTGAGCGCAGCAGCAAAAAACTCAGCCGGGTAGTGCGTTTTTAGCCACATGGACTGATAGCTGATTAAAGAATAAGCAACAGAGTGCGATTTGTTAAAGGCATACGCGCCGGATTTTTCAAACATATTCCAGATTTCTTCGGCTCGTTCATGCGTCAGGCCATTACTCTCTTCAACAACACCGGTAATTTTCATGCAGTCACCTCATCAATCTTCACGAACTCATACCCATTGGCGATGAGCCATTCTCGCTGACGCTCCCAGCTCCATACCTCATCACGCATGTCATGATGCAGGCGAATGTGGGCGTCTTCTGGAAGTGCCACCAGATTCCCAGGAGCGTTGTCTACCGTATTGCGGTTAATGTGGTGTACATGTTCATTGTCACGTAGCGCTCGGCCGAGCCGTTCTTTCGCTATCAACCGATGAACGTATTCGTATTGCGAAACGCCGTTGTTACCAACCAGCCGCATCAGATAGCCGTTAGTTTTTAAGATGACGCCACCTTTATAGTTGTTCGCTTCATCACCCAACTTTCCGCGTTTGGCAGCCGCAAGCTTTTCCTTCGTATCCGCACTGATTGTTTTGCCGAGCAGTTTTTTCGATACGGCGGACACTCGCTCATCGGTATCAGCACGCAGACCAGTATTCCACGCGGTCTTCCCATACATAGGGTTGCCAGCGCCAGTCCGGGCTTCGGAGAGTCGCTTCATGCGTTCGTCGTTGTTTTTATTTTTGCCTTGGTTCCAAGCTGGGGTAGCGGATATCCGAGCGCTCCCGCGTCTAATCCCCCACTTGGCCAATAGGCGGTCAATATTTGCCTTGCTGCAACCAGCTTCGGCTGCAATGTCTTCTTTTCTCATCAGGTCAACCATGTAACGCTGACGTAACCATTCTTCTGTGATTTTGTACTTCGTACCCGGCATTACTTAAACTCACTAAACAAATTGTTTTCTTATCTTATAAATTAAATATCAAATATCGAAGCTCGTTATGTCGGCATTTACAGCCATTGCTTCGGCGTAAGTACGACGCTCACCATCAGCGCAAAGCAAACGTGCCGTTTTATGAATTTTCCGCGTAGAACCATCATCAAGTGACACTGTCACCCAGCCTTTCTCCGCTCGCTTAATGAAGTCGCCACCAATGGATTTCATTTTTTCCATATCTTTTTTCCCGATCGCTTTCCTGACCGAGTCTGCTTCCGCCATTGAGAACCCCGCCAGGATTCGCGTAGCAGCCATGATTTGCTCCTGATAAATCAGTACGCCGTTTGTATCGCGAGATATATCGTCTAGCATTGGGTGCAAGGAATGTGGTGGCATGAAGCCTTTGGCCACAGAAACGTAGTCATCCAACATGCCTGACTGGATGGGGCCGGGGCGGAAGAGCGCGGTGGTCGCGACAACCGTTTTAAAGCTCATTGGCTCGATACCGCTACCCAGATCTTTAAGCAGCTTGCGCATTGGGCCAGATTCCAGCTGGAAGACGCCCTGTGTGTAGCCAGCTGCGAAACCATCCAGAACTTTGCGGTCGTCGAGTGGAATGGCGTCGAGGTTGATATCGTTGCCAGTGCTCTCTTTGATGTAACGCTTTGCGCTATCCAGCAGATCGAGCGTGGCCAGACCGAGTACGTCCAGCTTAATCAGCCCCATTGCCTCGCAGTAACGCTTATCGAACGCAATACAGCGCGCATTACCCCGCAGCTCTACTGGCGTGCGCTCAACCAGTGGTACGCCAGCGACAATCATGCCCGCAGCGTGGCGGCCGAAGCCACGCATCAGACTTTGCAGCTTGCACGCTGCCTTAAACGCTTCCGGATTTTTGTTGGCGTATTTGTCCAGGCTGGCCAGCTGCTCGCGCAGTTCTTCCAGTGACAGGCTATCGTCTTCCAGATTCTTGAACTCTTTGGACACCGCCATATCCGCGGCGTCGACGCCATAAATACGAGCGGTATCGCGCAGCGCGGAAGCCGCGCCCAGATAAGTGAAGTTAGGAATACCGGCAACATAGTCCTCGCCATAGCGCTCATTCAGATACTCGATCACCTCATGGCGACGTGCCTGGCTAAAGTCCAGATCTGCATCCGGAAGGTCGAGACGCTCAGGGTTAATGAAACGCTCAAACAGAAGACCGTGGCGGATTGGGTCAACGTTGGTGATGCCGATACACCAGGCCACCAGAGAGCCAGCAGATGAACCACGACCGGGGCCAACTGGAATACCGGTTTCGCGACTGTGATTCATCAGATCGCGTACCATCAGAAAGTAACCGCAGAAGCCCAGGCGGGTCAGCGTATCCATTTCATACTTAAGACGGTCAACATATACACGGTGCTCAGACGCTGGTGGCGTATAGCCAAACTCTTTGGTGGTGAGACGCTTGCGCAGGCCAGCAACCGCAAGTTTCATCAGTGCAGCAGGTTCGTCTTCGGCCATCTTTGGTAATGCCGGTGGCAGTTCGTGCCAGCGCCAGGTGCAGGCTTCGATGATCGCGTCCTGCGTCGTCGATGCCATCGCCGCCGTCACTGGTACACCCATACGAACGGAGAACGCTTTGAGCGCCTCAAGCAGATGCCGGCGCCCATTGATGGCGTTGTCACGCTGGTGGGGGATACGGAGACGATGCGGCTGGTCGATCTTGATGTTGTTCGTCACCATGTGCGCAATGTCTTTAATGTCTGCATCCTCGACAGCTTCGTAATAAGCGGGATAGAACGCCACTGGCTCGATTTTCAATGCGCTCGCCACTTTCATCGCCCGGACGTTAATCTGGTCGTAGAATGGCGTAGGGTGCGGATAAACCACGCTGTAGAAGTTGTCGCGCCCACCCGCAGAAACCAACGTGCTAATGATCTTCGCGAAGTCACGGCGCTGGAATACGCTGCCCATGTCGGACGTCAGCAGGATGATGTTGCCTTTGGCATAAACGGTAGCCAGCTGGTCGAGCGCCAGACGTGGCACGAAGTAAAATTGCTCGCGCTTGTTCGCTAAGGTCATCAGCTCGCAAACATCGCGATAACCTTGCTCATTTTTGATGAGTGCAGTGAAGCTGTAACTACGGTCACGCACCAATGATTCCATACATCTCTCGGACTCTTTCGCCATTCGGGCGCGGTGCTCGTATGTGGGGTCGTCGACAATATTCAGCTTAACACCACAGATCACCGCCATATCGTCACCCGCGGCGCGCTGGAGGGGGATGACACTGGCAATATTCATGCTGTCAGCGGAAATGACAGCGGTATAGCCAGCTTCCTTTGCAATTTTGACCGCCTTTTCTGCTTTTAGCGCTGACTCCCCCAGCGAGAAGTCAGTTCTGACCATCAGAGCCTTCATGTGTTTTTTACCTTTCTGGTTTTTTTGATTTTGTCATTGGGGAAGCCTACGAACTTCCCATACAGCGAAATCGCAACCTCTCTGGCTGCCGCATGGCAGGCGGGCTTCTCAGGACACATTGAGCAAGCCCGGCCAGTTTCAGACGCTGCGATAAGTGAGCCAAAGCATCCTTTACGCACGATTAACCGAAGATCTTCTGAACCACCTCACGTGAAGCCTGGGCAGACGTGGATGGCAGCTTGTTGATGAACGCCTTCTCGATGCCAGCAGCAAAGTCGCCGCGCATCATTCCGATTTTTGAAGCCAGCAGCAGTTCACGAGGACCGATAGGCTGACTGATGAGGTGCTGTTCGTACCCTTCGCGAACGAGATTGGCGAACTTCACTATTTTCTCGGCGTACTCGCGAATGATGCCCGCCTGAACCAACATGTTTGTTTCTGCCTCCGGACTCATGTATTTCACGTTGGACACGATGCCAAAGCGTGAGAAGTTCGCGGCGTTCTGGATGTTCGTGCCTTGATAGAGACCGGTTTCGTCGCCAGATCCGTTGGTGTTACCTGTTCCGATGAAGGCGAAGCGCTTATGTGGCGTAATGCGGCGCCAGTCCGGAGTCGCCTCTTTAACGATGAGCGGCTCTCCTTCCAGTACCGGCTGGTACACGCCAAGAATCTGCGGGAAAGCGAAGTCGTATTCGTCAGCCAGGTAAACCCAACCGTTTTTCATGGCCAGCGCCAGCAGCCCAGGCTCAAAGTAGGTGGAGCCGTCGCGCGCGAGGATCTGACCCGTTACATGGCTTTCCTCCATCGAAGCGGTGTGCTGTGCGCGGATAAGCGGGCGATTGAGCAGAGCACAGAGCTGCGTTGGCAGTGAGGATTTGCCGGTGCCAGCGTGACCCCAGAGATAGCCAGGGATGCCAATCTCCAGCATCATGAAGACGTCTTTAATCAGATCGAAATCGCCATACACATAGTTCTTCTTCACTTCCGGTATGAACTCCGGGTATGGCGTATTGACGTTCACCGTTACCTGCAGGGGTTTGCCTCGTGGCGTTCCCAGCTCTTTCAGCGTTACGCCAAGCAGCTCGTGCGCGGCTACCAGCTCCGTCTTGTACTCAACAGAACCCACATAGCCTGGGTGCGCGCTGATCTCCGCGACTTTGCTATCTCCGGTATGCAGTTCGGCACGCTTCTCTTTGAGTTTGGCCAGCGCGGTGCTGGAAATGGTCGGTTCGTCCGGAAACTCCGTGGTGTACATCTTCACCACCTCATCGAAATCCAGGCCTTTCGCTGCTTCCGGAAGGTTTTCGCAGCGCCCCATAGAAATGTGAGATTTGAGATGGTGAAAGGATTTGCCACACCATTTGCAGATGATGGTTTCAGGCAGTTGCTGTTCTTGATTCAGTGCATTAGCGGCCATGTACTTTCCTTACTCGTTGTCGTTAATGGCGTATATCTTATATAAATATATTAGGGTGTATAGTAAGTTATTACTTATCTTATCGGGTAAATTTTTACCCGAGAATGATACGAGACAGCTCTTTAACGACCGATGGCCCGATTTGCTCAACGCTGTTCACGAGGGCGTAGTTTTTGTAATAGCGCCTCGGAGCGTCAGTAAGGATGCCTATGGCCATGAGATCAATGTCGCTTAAGGTTTCGATTTCGTTAGTGACAGATCTCAAATGTGGCGCAAACCCATCGCCAGCAGCACACGGCGCGCCATCGCTCATGACCATCATGATTTTCTTGTCCTCTATGCGCCCCGAAAACAGTGATGCCAGCTGCGCGATACTCTCGCCATCAACGTTGTTGAGCAGGGGGAACGTCTCGCCCACACAACCCATACGAGCGCGGATCTCCGGAGAGTTCGCTTTCTCATTCCAGTTCTTGATGATTGGCAGCATCAGCGCTTCAAAACGTGAGAACCCTGCTTTCGACATTGTCGAGTAGTCCGGATTTCCGAACGTGGTGAAGCCGGTGATGATGTTCGGCACGTTAATGCGGTCGAGTGCATCGGCGATGGTGTATGCGCTGGCCAATGCCAGATGAATCTTTTTGCCGCTCATTGAACCTGATAAGTCGATAACCTGCTGGACGCACGCGTTAACTGCACGGTGATCTTCCTTGCGACGGAATACGCGATCATCGTTCATTGCCAGGCGATAAAGACTGGAGCCATGAATGCGGCCACGACGCTGACCCGGTATAAACTGCACCCGGTTTCTGCTGGCAATCGCGCGCTCCAGGTCTTTGGCGAGGGTTGCAGATACACCGGCCGACAAGTGTCGCTCGATGTACAACTCAAACAGCTTGCGACCTTCCGGAACCATGCGATAACGGTCAATGGGTGAGTACATCGGAATGGCTCCAAAGACTTTTTTGGTGCGCCTGATGTGATCTTCTGCCTCGTCAATTGGACCGATAAAGTCGTAAGAGCGGTCGTATGGGCGATATTCTTCAAGAGAGGTTCTTTTCAGTTCGCTGCTGATTGTCGAAGAGAGCGCGTCTTCTGTTACTTCCCCGACCTCATCTTCAACCTCGTCCAGTGCCTTGAGTGCATCGTCAAGCGTCATATCGTCCGGAGAAGCCACACACCCGGAGTCGTCATCCTGTGAGTCTTCGGCACCTTCCTCCGTCTCGCTTCCTTCCCCCAATGCTTCACCGTCTTTGTCTGGCTCGCCATCGCTTCCGCCACCTGTGCCGGAAAAATCATCTTCTGACGCATCACCCTCGCCGCCGCCATATCCGTCCGATTCGTCTGCATCCTCACGAATCCCATCACCCGGCGCTGGCGCGCTCTCCTCGCTCTGGCCATGTTCACCATCTGAACCGCCACAATCCTCATCTGGTGAGTTCTTTGTGCCATCAGAGCCTGCTTCCGTATTATTAATATCTGTATCACTTATATCTTTATTGTCAGTAGGTAAGCCCTTATCTAAGTATTCTGGCGTACCAAACTCCCCAGACTCATTATCCTTCGGCTCGCTTTTATGGTCGGCTGCGTCCAGCTCATCTTCTCCATTTTCTGGCTCTTCGTCATCGCTGTCCGGGCTTGCTGGGATGTCATCTTCACGTCCGGGCTCGTCGTCTTTTTCCTTGCTGCCAGATGGTTTCTTGGCCGAAGACTTTTTCTCCGGAAGCTTTCCTTCCGTCTCTTCTTTCAGGTCTTTCATGAGCAGAGCGATGGCTGCGGCCACTTTTACGCAATCCTCAGTGCAGGACATGTTGCGTACCGCTACATCAATACCATGCTCTTTAAGCAGCGCTACAGGCTTGGCGATGTAATGCCAATGGTCTTCCATAAACTCAACAAAAGGGCTTTGGCCATCCCAGGCTCGAACGACGGGGCACAAAAAGAATTTCAGGAACAAATCACGTTGATCACCTTTGCAAACGGCTACTGCTTTGGCCACGTTGATTTGGAAGTATTTTTCAATGATCAGCTTCTGCGTAGCCAGTAGATTGCGGCGTGTTCCGCCAAACACCTGCCCCATCTTGCGCTCAATAAAAACATCCTCCAGCGCGTTCCACAGGCCTGTCGATGGGGCTTTGCCCTTGTTACGCATGTTCATGGCGACTTTGGGATCAGTAAACAGGATATGGGCTACCTCATGGTCAAGGAAGCCGCGTACCGCATTCATGAGCGTCGGAGTGGCGTCGTCAGGAATGGAGGGAATGTTAACGAGTACTGGCTCCCCACGTTTGTTGTAGCGAACAAACGCTTCATTGCCTCGTTCAGCGACAGGAATTCTTTTGCCAGAGAGCATTGCCACCACTCGTTTAACACAGTCGCGAAAATCCTGTACCTCCTTCAGTACAGCTCTTTTGTGGGGTTTAGACATGAGTATCCCTTGTTTGTTAAAACAATTTGTTTTCTGATGCTTATAAATTATCACTGTACGAACAGGGAGCTAAGCTGCTCGTACAGGCAAGAAGAGGTATTGAGGCTTAAATGGTACGGACAGCGAAGGAGCCGGAGCCGGTGTTGAATAAAGTGAAGTGCATACTGTCGAGTGTAAAGCTGAACGCGGTGGCATCCTTGAGACTAAAATCGAGTTGCTTAGTTGATAGTTCAGTTAAGATTTTTGCAGCACCATCCTCTTCCATCACATAGGCATCCCCAATATCAAGAGCGGTCAAATTAGAAGCTATTTTTTTCATTTGGCATTATCCAATTATCACGTTTGAAGCTCACAATATTACTACCTAGTGTATCAATACGGAACAGTTCTGTATCAGAAATAACTTAAAATATTTTGTGGTTAGGAAGAAGAGATTATCGCAACGCACTGTAATACCTGATTAAATTTACGAAAGTGCCTTGTAAAGAAGATAGATAAGTCTTTACAACCCTAACCTTTGCTGTAATATCGGTAAGCACTTACCAGAGAGAATCAAAACACGCAAGGTTGAAAAACATGGCTACCAACGAAACTGAAGCGAAAGTAAGTCGCTACGCAGCATTCATTGACTCACTAATCGCAACCTCACCGAAAAGCCAGGCAGTAATCGCGAAAGAAATCGGGTACAAAAATCCCAACAACCTTTCGCTCATAAAAAGCGGTAAAATCCCATTGCCGGTGGATAAGGTGCGTCCTTTGGCCGTCGCATTAGATACTGACCCGGTTCGACTGATGTTGATGGTTCTGGAAGAACGCCAGCCTGAACTCCTCCAGTTCTTCCGCGAAGAAGGTACTGCTCCGCTAACCGCAGATGAGAAACTCGTATTAGAGGTTTTCCGCAAGCGTTTCGATGGCCAGCAAGGGGCTTCAGAGAAGGTTGTTGAGGCCATCAAGTCTCTATGAGAAATTCACGCGAATAAGCTCAGTGGCAAGACGATCACCTTTAAATTTGTGGTCAATTTCGTCCAGGTCTGGCTGTTCCACGATGGATGCGATGTGCGCCGAGAAACTGTCTAAGGCGTCTCGCATCTCCTCAATATAGTCGTGGCGGTCGTAGACACGGTCGATTCCCTCAAGGCTGTGGTTCATTATCTTACGAGCGACTTCCTGACTGATCCCCAGAGCCGGAAAGTAACTGCGCGCGGTTCTTCGCAGATCGCGCGGGGTGAACGGCTCTAACTCCATCATTTCAGGACGCTCCAGAATCCTGCGCAATGACTGCGCTATGGCCACCTTAGACATTGGCACATCCTCGCCGCGCTTCTTGTTCGACGGGACAAGCCATTGGCTCCCCTTTCCGTACTCGAACAGTTTCTCAACACATTGCCGCATTAAGGGGCTTAACGGGAGACTGTGCTGTCGGCCCGATTTGTTGCGGGTGCCTTGATTCCATACATCACGCTGAAGGTTGAACTCACTCTTCTTCGCGCGGAGCACTTCATCAGGGCGTCTGGCAGCTACAAGACAGAGTCTGGCAGCCCATTTCGTCCCTTCGCAAACGTTGAAGTAGTCCCAGACGTTCCAGAACACCCACACTTCGGCATCTGTCAGCTTCCGTTCCCGCGGCATGGGCTTAGCGCCCCCGGCGACTTTGTTTAGAGAGATGTCATTCAGCGGAGAGGTTTCAATTACACCCTGAAATGCACACCAGCCAAGAAACTGCTTCATCAGCGAGAACACACGTCTGCCCTGGACAATCTTGCCTTCCAGGATCAGCGGGTTAACCAGCTGGTTGACCAGCACCCTATTTATGTCACTTACCTTAACATCAGCAATGTGTGGCATAACATGTATCAAAACACAATGGACGGCTATCTCCGGTCGACGTCTCGTTATCAATAAAGATAAGCGAGTGAATAACATGAATGCCGATGAGAACCGCATGTCCCCATCCAGGTTAATGGTCGATACCGCCGACAGACCAGCTGCCCGTTCGAGATAAGCAATGGCCTCGCGTGAGGTGTTTTCGGCTGCGCGTGCTTTATCAAAGGTGTTTTTCATCGCTCACTCTCTGAGTGACGCCTTTAACTGTATGTTTGTACAGTATATTAGGCACAAATTTTTATAGGATCAACACCAAAATAGCTGTTTTTGACCAATGATTCCATACTTAATAGGTATGGAATCATTTAAGGTCGGAAATTTAGATTCTGAGGTTTTATTAGCGTGATTGTCACGGATTAGTGAGCGCTTGAAATGCAGCGGCGTATGCAGCGATATCGGCCATAATTTTTGGATCTTTCGCATACTGATGTGCGTTGTTAGGGAAGATTGCCAATAGGCTATACACATCTTGGAAATGTGCATGTTGACTGTAAACGAGTGCGCGGTCGCTTGTGCAATTGAATCTGTTGCGGTTGCTGGTTCGTTCTTGCTTCGTGAACAAGAGATGAACGTGATAAACGCGGGAGGACACGATAGCACCCGGAGCCGTATACGGGCCATCTTTGCCGAATACGGCTGGGCACATGCCTTGTTTAAGCGACGTGAAATCGTCGAGTAACGTGATCTTTAAGTCAGGCTTTATATCGAAGGTCGGCTGTAAAAATTGGGCGTAACTATCACTGTTCCATGTGACCTTCATCGTTCAACCTCAATGGAATGAGAAGTTGGCGAAGACGTCCTCATTAATGAGGCCAGTCTGCGATTCGATGACGTCTACGTCGTTAAAACACTGATTTAAAATCAATAGCAGATCAGCGATAGCCAAACGATACTCAGTTACAGAATCGCTCAGGCGTTTCAAATATGGATGAGGCTGCTCAGAGTCGCGAATCAACTTGTTAACGAATCCCTCCAAACCACGAATGGTCAGGTCAACGTTCTTCAGTTCTTCGTAACGGCTTTCACCGAAGCAGATGCGAATCTTTTCCGCTTTCCATCCAGAGATGGCATTAGCCAGGCGAACGTGTTTCGCCGTCAATTCTGCGAGCTTGCTTTCGATCTCTGCCAGCTGTGCCGCATCACGGTTCTCTTGAACAGGAATACCCGCAGTACTCACATAGGCTTGTACTTTGAATCCTGCGAATTTCGCAGAGTGCTTCACCGTGCCACGGAAGCGTCGATATCCAAGCGGCTCAATAAAGGCACGCCCAGATTTGGCTTTAGGCTTTTCATTTGAAAAACGCGAAGCGTTAGAGGTCACAGTAGCAAGAGCATTGCTAATGACACTCATATCTTCAAGGCAATTTTCTAAACGCATAAAACCTCTTAACAACTCGATGGCTCGTAACTAAGTGTACGCTGTGTTGATGAAAGCGACAAATAATAAACGGCCCCAAAAGGAGCCGTATTGTATTACAGAGCGCTCGCAAAAGCAGCAAATTCTGTATAGCCGCCGATAGGTTCACCATTTACGAACACCTGCGGTATGGTTTCCACCGGCTTGCCAACCAGGTCGCTTAACTTCTCTTTGTCGATCCCAGCAGACACAATATCGATGTATTCGTAATCACCAAAGCCGTGGCCGTGCAGCTGCTTCGCAAGCTCGACCGCACGTTTGCAGTATGAGCAATTATCACGTCCGTAGATAACGACCTTCATCATTTCACCTCGTGCAGCTGCTGCTTGAGAAGATAGCCTTCCAGTGGCCAGATTTTGGCAATCGCGTTCTGGCGTGCAATTTTACGCCCGATCTCCGGATCAAAGTTCTCCGGGCTTGCGCACGCAGACTCGCCGGTTACGGTAAAGCCGTTCTCCAGCAGGAGAACGCAGAATGCCAGCAGTTCGAGTGAGTGCGGGGCCGGTTCAGGCTCTTCCTGCTTCAACCATAACGGGGAGCTGCGATATCCATCCGCGCCGGTAAAGTAAAACTCGCCTGAGATAACGGCTTCAATGCGTTCCGGGGTAACGCGCGCGGCCGTTTTGCCTTTGGCCACAATCTCTTTTTCGATATCCATATCGGTCATTTTGGTTTCCTTACGTTAAAAACGAGCGAGCCGGGCACGAGGGATCAGGTCATAAGCCTTCATCGTGTCCAGCTGCTTAATGAGGATGATGCGGTCGACATACAGCTGGCGAGTAAACTCGTCGCGGTAATGTACGCCTCCAGTTTTTTGATGCGGCCACACAGTTCTTCGTGTTCATCCATGACACGTTTATGGTGTGGCAGGTACTCTTTGGTCATTGGCTGTCTCTTACTGATAGGCTTCCAGTGTGACTTTGCATAGCTTAGAACGCACGCAGTCTTCGGTCGCAAACTCAATAAAGCCAACATGGGACGAAGGTTTAAAACGTTCCAGTGCATCTTCCAGACCAGACTTAACATTGCTTGGTAGGTCGCATTGCGTCACATCCCCGTTAACAATGACGGTTACGTTCTCGCCCATACGAGTCAGGAACATTTTCATTTGTGACGCTGTAACGTTTTGCGCCTCATCCAGAATGACTACCGCGTTCTCGAACGTGCGCCCACGCATGTAAGCGAAGGGGGCAATCTCTACTTTGGCCACTTCTGGCTTTAAGCAATATTCAAGGAATGAGCCACCCAAACGCTTCTGTAGTACGTCATAGACGGGCCGAAAGAACGGGGCGAACTTCTCGCTCATGTCACCCGGAAGGAAACCCAGATCTTCTTCTGCTTGCAATACCGGACGCGTCACGATGATCTTCCCGACTTCCTTATCCAGCAGACGCTGCGCTGCGACGGCCGCAGCTAGGTAAGTTTTGCCGCAGCCGGCTTCACCAGTGGCGAACGTCAGAGGTTTAGTATCGAGGGAGATAAGATAGTGGGCCTGGGCCTCGTTACGCGCTTCGATGGGAGAGTTGTCGCGCTTAGGTTTTTGTGGCAGAGCAGGGGCGTCGGCCAGCTCGTCAACGATGATTGTGTCAATTTCGTAGCCGTGGATACGTGATTTTGACTTTAGTGCCTGACGAGCTGCGCGACGTGCCTGTTTACGTTTGTTTCCCATATTGAGTCCTTTCAAGTGAGTAACCGAAAGAACTATACATTAAAAAAATAAGTAGGTCATTACCTACCATGAAATAGTCTTGTCGGCACTGTTGCAAATAGTCGGTGGTGATAAACTTATCATCCCCTTTTGCTGATGGAGCTGCACATGAACCCATTCAAAGGCCGGCATTTTCAGCGTGACATCATTCTGTGGGCCGTACGCTGGTA